CTACGAACTTAATATGTATATTTCTTAACCCAGAAAAAGGAGAAACCAATATGGCACTATGGGGAAACAAAGACACTAAGGCTGTAACAGGCACAGTCGCAGTCGCAAATTCGAACACTACAGTGACTGGCACAAGCACTACATTTACAACCGAACTCAAGGTTGGCAACACACTTGTTATTGAATCAGTACCATACGGTATCGTGGCAATTGCAAACACAACATCACTTACACTTGCAAGCGTTTATGCTGGCTCAACAGCATCTGGTCTTACAGTAACTGCAAACGAATCGCCAGCATCTGTTCCGAATGCTGATAAAGCAAAAGTTTTTGGTGTTGACACAACAGAAGCGGCAGAAACAAGACAGATCACATCTGCTGGTTGGGTTCTACAAACAACAGGTTCAGGCGGTCGTGCAGGTCGCGTTTCATACGAAACACTTGTCGCTATGGGCACAATTTCTGGCGATGCTGAAGACACGGCATTCCCAGATGCGACAATCACCATTGTCACACAGCCTGTCAACCGTTCTGTAACAGCACCTGCAGGCACGACATTCGTAGTGGCAGCGACTGCAACACAAAGCGCGACAATTGTTTACGATTGGGAAGTATCGACAAATGCTGGTTCTACATGGGCAAACGCAACAGGCGGCGTATACTCAGGAGCAGATTCAGCAACTCTAACTATCTCGGACTCGACTGGTCTAACTGGTTATCTATACCGTTGTAACCTAACGGCAACTGGAGCAACAGCGAAAACAACTACATCAGCATCACTAACTGTAGCGTAATAAATACTATGGAGAGGGATCAATCTTCCTCTCCATTTTTCTGAAACAGTGTGGGACGTAACATGATACTTGACGAAACTTCATTTTTAATATATGCCGCAAGGCATTACGACATGAAAAAGTCGTCTGGTATCGAAGAATTTAATGATGATCTTAAAAAGTTCCAGTATCTCAAAAGACTCTTCAAGAGATACGAAGAAAATGGTGACCTCAAAGTGAGATTGATTCTAAATCATCTAATCATATTATACAACTGTTTCGGTCCATATGCAACCAATTTGTTGTTCTTTAAGTTAAAAGATCAGCACCAATACTTAAAGCCCTTCGTCATGTTCCTGAACTATATGCCAGATGTGATAGAATACGAAGAAGTAAGACTCCTAAATTCCGACATCCCTTTAGATTTAAACATAGTAAAAGAATTGAGAAAAATATGATCGACCTATTCTTCCTATACATGTTTATCAAGAGACTTGTGACGCCTTTCGATCAATGGAAAGCGTTTGAAGCGGGCATTATTGACGCTGAAGGCAATATCATCAAAGCACCAGAAGTTCGCCAGCGCACAATCAAAGACCGTGAAGCGTTTACAAAGTTTGATCTGATGGTTCTGAAGTTGAAGAAACTTCTTGCCAAAATTCCAGGTGGGCAAACTCGCTTTGCGACATATGCCGCTGCACTTTGGCTAATCAAAGAACACAAAAATCCCGATGCACCTATTCTGAATGAACAGGCTACAATCAATTCGATCACTGGTTACCTGAGACACATCGAAGAGCATCACGACATTAACACAAGATTTGAAGACTTACTTGCAGAAGACGGCACAATGTCTGCTGGCGGTGGACAGATTGCTGGTATCGGCGTTGGACCACAGGGTGAACCCGGTTTCACTCCCGCAAACATGAAGAAGTATAAGAAAAGCAACCAGCCTTTAAAAAGATTTAAGGATATCGTAAAATGACCGAAGCAGAATTAAAAACCGATGTTGAATTAGTCAAGCGCGATGTTGCCACTATGCAAAATATGATGTCAAAACTGGACACTGCAATTGACAAGATTGCGGATGTTTCAAATGGCATTTCAAAAATACTTGCCGTCCACGACCAAGCTATTGATACACTCAGAGTGTCCGTCGAAGAGAGAAAAAGATTGTCTGAGAAAGAAGTAGAATTGTTACACAAGCGTATAACCGAAATGAAAGACGAAAACACAGAAGGACGCAAGGCGAATCATGCCGAACTCCTTGCTGCGATCAAGGACATGGACAAGACCAACCAGTCAGAAATTACCGCACTGTCTGAAAGAGTTGCGTTGCTAGAGAAGTGGAAGTGGGCAGTCGTGGTAGGCGCTACAGTCGCTGGCTATTTTCTTTCGAAAATGCCTGCGTTAGCCGCACTTTTTAGTTGACAGGATTTTTCCGTAGTGTATAATCATCTTATGTGATTAGCATATATGGAGTAGTGATGAATTATATCGATCTCAAGTATACGAATCTTCTGTCAAATAGACTTGAGAGATTTTCAATCAAAGATACGAATCCATACAGAGTAAACTTTAGATGCCCTTTGTGTGGAGACTCAGCTAAGTCAAAAAGTAAGACACGTGGATGGATACTCGAAAAGAATAACGCTGCACTCATGTATTGCCACAACTGTGGTGCTTCCATGGGTCTGCGCAAGTTTCTCGAAAAAGTTGATCCAATTCTATACAACGATTATATCATTGATACTCGACTCGACAAAGATATTCTTAAAAAACAAGTTCAAGAGTTAACTTCGCCATTAGATACACTGACACACAAGGTACCCAATTTCAAAAAGAGTGGGTCGCCTTTGTTGTCTATTCGAAAGATTAGTCAATTGAAAGGTGGTCATCCTGCGAAGACTTACATAGAGAACCGACAGATACCAGCGAACCAACACTATAAGTTATACTATGCACCTAAGTTCAACGAGTGGGTAAACAGTATTATTCCAGGTAAACTGCCAGAACAAGAAAGAGATGCACCAAGACTGATACTGCCGTTCATTGATGACAAAGGAAATCTATTCGGTTTTCAAGGTAGAGCGTTTGATAAATACTCGCTGCGCTATATCACAATCATGATCAATCCCACAATGCCAAAGATATTTGGTTTAGATACTGTTGACTTCGAAAGGAAGTATTATGTTGTTGAAGGTCCTATTGATAGTCTTTTTCTTGATAATGCAGTGGCCATGGCTGGCGCTGATGGTTCTGGTTCTGGGCTTTCTCATATAGAGAATGCGATTATGGTGTTTGACAACGAGCCTCGAAACAAAGAAATATGTTCTCGTATGGAGAAATGTCTTGACAAAGGCTACAAAGTTTGCATATGGCCGACGAATGTGGTTGACAAAGATATCAATGATATGATATTATCGAATATAAACAACGCTGACGTCCAGCTTATTATTGACCAAAACACATACTCTGGATTACAAGGCAAATTAAAACTCACTTATTGGAGAAAATGTTAATGACGGCAACACTCATGTTGGGAAATTGTCTAGACAAAATGAAAGACATTGATGACAACAGTGTTGATAGTATTGTCACTGATCCTCCGTACGGGCTATCTTTTATGGGAAAGAAGTGGGACTATGATGTTCCCTCTACTGAAATTTGGGAAGAAGCATTTCGCGTTTTGAAACCAGGTGGATTTCTTTTATCATTTGCTGGCACAAGAACTCAGCATCGCATGGCTATTCGCATTGAAGACGCGGGCTTTGAAATCCGTGATATGATTGCATGGATTTACGGAAGTGGGTTTCCGAAATCTATGAATATCGGTAAGGCGATTGATGATGTAAAACAATGGGAAGGTTGGGGCACTGCACTCAAGCCTGCATTAGAGCCGATTACAGTTGCAAGAAAGCCGATAGAAGAAAAGAATGTTGCTGCTAATGTGTTAAAATATGGCACTGGTGGTATCAATATTGATGCGAGCCGTGTTAAAATTGATCCAGAACTTGATGCATCACAAATTAGAACACTTAATAGTAGTGCTAGATATGACGATACAAATGGACAAACTTGGGGAATGAATAAAGATAAAAGTGGTACACCACGTGTATTCCAAGTAGTCAGAGAAGAATGTCGTTTCCCTGCGAATCTGATCCACGACGGAAGCGAAGAAGTCACAGAACTTATGGGAGAATCTGCGCGTTTCTTCTATTGTCCCAAAATTTCAAAGGCAGATCGTGATGAGGGATTGGATGCGTTTGAAGAAAAATCGATTGGCGGTAAAGGCAACGGCATCCGCAGAGTGTGTTCCAAATGCGGAGCATCTTCTCTTGAAGCGCATACTTGTCATTGCGAAGAAAAAGATTGGATTAATCCATCAACTAAAAGGAATAATCATCCAACCGTCAAACCAACTGATCTAATGCGGTATCTAGTTCGTATGGTAACACCAAAAGACGGCACCGTTCTTGATCCATTTATGGGGTCTGGTTCTACAGGCAAAGCCGCAAAGTTGGAAAGATTCAACTTTATCGGCATAGAACTTGATGCTGAATATTTTGAAATTGCAAAAGCAAGAATAGAAGATGTCAAAGAAGAAACAACACTAGAAGAATTTTTTAAATAATTGGAGAAAATGTTAATGAAAGTAAATTTGGTAGGGTCGACTGAGCCAAAGATCATCGGTATTGATAATCTTGAAGAGTTCATTGCTTACTGCGCGAAGGTAAGCAATCCTCAATTTCAAACGGATTTTACCAACTCGAAAAAACTACTCGCTTATCTAATCGAACACAGACACTGGAGCCCATTTGAAATGGCTTCAATCACACTTGAAATTGAAACGACCCGTGACATTGCAAGACAAGTTTTGCGTCATCGGTCGTTTTCTTTTCAAGAATTTAGCCAGCGCTACAAAGAAGTCAGCGCTATCGAAAACCCCTTTGTTGTCCGTGAAGCGCGTTATCAGGACAATAAGAATCGCCAAGACTCGGTTGAGTTGAACATGGATCGACCATATGACCGTGATATCGACCGAACATGGCGCTCAAAACAACAACAACTCAATCACGAAACAAAAATCGCTTACCAGTGGGCATTAGATAATGGCATAGCAAAAGAAGTCGCTAGGGCTATTCTACCCGAAGGCAATACAGTATCGCGTCTCTATATGCAGGGGAATATGCGTTCTTGGATACACTATATAGAATTACGATCTGGTAATGGGACCCAGAAAGAGCATATGCTTCTCGCGCACGAATGTGCAAGAGCGATTGCACCAGTATTTCCCATGATTACGCAGTTTATCACAGAAAGCAAAGAGGCACACTAAAATGCTATTCGAAGAACAAATTTCAAGAAAGCCAGATCAGTATCCGTGGACCAAACAGTTCATTGACGCTATCTGGCAAGGTTTCTGGACTCCCGACGAGTTCAATTTTCGCTCAGATTACTCCCAATTCAAAAGTGATCTGTCACCAGAAGAACAACAAATCATTGTCCGCACTTTGTCTGCTATTGGTCAGATCGAAGTTGCGGTAAAAACTTTCTGGGCTGATATCGGGCGTCATATGCCCCATCCATCTATTCGTGATTTAGGTTTCGCGATGGCAAACTCAGAAGTCATTCACAACCTGGCATATGAGAAACTTCTTGATGTTCTACACTTGAGCCATGTGTTTGAAGAGAATCTAAACGAGCCAGTAATCAAAGGTCGCGTAAACTACCTACGCAAATACAACAAGAAAATTTACAAAGACGCAAAGCAGCAATACATCTATTCGATCATCCTGTTTACTCTGTTTGTAGAGAATGTGTCACTTTTCAGCCAGTTCTACATCATTATGCATTTCAATCGGAATCGTGCCGTTCTGAAAGATTGTGCCCAACAAGTCCAATACACTCGTAATGAAGAAATGCTCCACGCTCAGGTAGGTGTGAAGTTGATTAACACACTGCGCGAAGAATATCCAGAACTGTTTGACGCGGAACTTGAAGCGCGTATCGGTCTTGAATGCCTCGATTCGATCAAAGCTGAAAATAATGTAATCGACTGGATCATGTCTGACTATTCTATTCCAGGTTTGAATGCTGACATTCTCAAGAGTTTCATGGCAAAGCGTATGAAAGACTCGCTGAATCAAATTGGATTCGATTCAAGCGCTATCACATACAACCAAGATCATATCAATCAGACATACTGGTTCGATGAAGAACTTCTTGGTGCAAACATGACTGACTTTTTCCAGAAGCGTCCTGTAGAATACGCTAAAGGTAAAGGCATCGATGCCGACGATTTATTTTAAGGGAAACGAAAATGGGATTTAACTGGTTAAACGAAGACTCACGAACATTTCTCTCGCGCGGATACATCGATGGCAACATGACAGCCGAAGAGCGCGTAAGAGAAATTGCAAAGACCGCAGAGAACATTCTGGATAAAGAAGGCTTTGCTGACAAGTTCTACGACTATATGAGTCGTGGATTCTATTCACTATCTTCTCCCGTATGGAGCAACTTTGGCACGAAAAAGGGTTTACCTATTTCGTGTAATGGAGTATACATTGATGACTCCATCGAATCGATTTTGTATAAAGTAGGTGAAGTCGGAACACAGACAAAGATGGGCGCTGGCACATCTGGATATCTTGGCGGTATCCGTGCGCGTGGTTCAGAAATCAAATCTGGTGGCAAAGCTGACGGACCTGTCCACTATGCCAACTTGTTCGAAACAACTGTAGATATTGTAAGTCAAGGCAACGTCCGTCGTGGTTCTATGGCAGTCTATCTTGACATTGATTCGCCTGACATCATGGAGTTTCTTGAAAGCCGTGAAGAAGGTTCGTCTATCAAGAACCTGAGTCTCGGTGTCTGTATTCCAGATTACTGGATGGAAGAAATGATTAATGGTGATGTTGAAAAGCGCACTGTATGGGCAAGAGTGCTGCGCAAGCGCCGCGAATCGGGTTACCCTTACTTGTTCTTCTCTGACACTGTTAACAACAATCGTCCTCAAGTCCTCAAAGACAAGAACATAAAAATCTATGCGTCAAATCTTTGTTCTGAGATTGCACTGCCTTCTTCTTCTGATGAGTCGTTTGTTTGTAATCTAGCGTCTATGAACTGCTTGACGTTTGACGAATGGCAGCACACAGATGCTGTAGAGACAATGATCTGGTTCCTTGATGCTGTTATGGAAGAGTATATCGAAAAGACTCGTAACGTCAAATTCATGGAGTCTTCACACAACTTCGCTGTCCGTTGGAGAGCGTTGGGTCTAGGACAACTTGGATGGCACACTTATCTCCAGTCGAAGATGATTGCGTTCGAATCGTTTGCTGCACACATGGAAGCAATCAAGATCAGCAAGTTTATTGATGACAAATCTCTTATCGCCACAAAAGAACTGGCTATTGAATATGGTGAGCCAGAAGGCATGTTGGGATACGGACAGCGCAATCTCACTCGCACTGCGATTGCTCCTACGACTTCTAGCAGCTTCATTCTTGGTCAGGTGTCTCCAGCAAATGAGCCGCTTGCAGCAAACTACTTTACGAAAGATTTGGCAAAGGGCAAGTTCACTTTCAAGAACCCAGCCCTCACTAAACTTCTTGACGAAAAGGGTAAGAACACTTTCGAAGTTTGGGAAACGATATTGAAGCGTGGTGGCTCTGTCCAGCACCTTGATTTTCTAACACAAAACGAGAAAGACGTATTCAAGACATTCTCGGAAATCACGCCTCTGGCTGTTGTTCAACAAGCGGCTGCAAGACAGAAATATATTGACCAAGCGCAGTCGCTAAATATTTTGATCCATCCAGACGTGTCAGCCAAAGATGTAAATGCATTGATCATTGAAGGCTGGAAACTTGGGATTAAAACATTCTACTACCAACGTTCGGCTAATCCAGCACAAGAGTTGGTTCGTGATATCATGAACTGCCAAAGTTGTGAAGCGTAATAAGAAAGGAATAAAGAAATGAATAAAGAAGACATCTCATGCAAAAACTGTGAAGCAGAATTTTACATCGAAACTTTCACAGAGATTTTGTTCTGCCCTCACTGCGGACACGAATTAGATTTGATTGACGAAGATGATTTGATGTTCGCTGATGATATTCTAGAACTTGATTTTGACGAATAACACCGAAACTCCAGAAGATATCGTTTGGAAAAACATAAATCCGAACGATATCTGGGTTTTAGATAAACTCATTGTGTCCCGCAAAATGGGACACAATTGTGGTCCAGTGGGACTTGCTGTTTCGCAACCGAACAACTATATCGTAAGACCATGTGTCAATATGTTGGGTCTAGGTCTAGGAGCGCATAAGGTCTGGTTAGAAGATAACACATATCATTTGCCACTAGGCTATTTTTGGTGCGAATGGTTTGAAGGCAGACATTTGAGCATAGATTATCATTGGGGCAAACAGACATTAGCAGTCGAAGGGCACAAATCTGAAAACACTTTTACTCAATGGCAACACTGGATAAAAGTTGACGATGTTATACCACTACCAAATATTCTGAATGAACTTGCTACAAGATACGAATGGATCAATTGCGAGTTCATAGGCAACAAACTCATAGAAGTCCATCTAAGACACAACGAAGACTTCGCAGGCAACATATCACACTTTATACCAGTGTGGGAAAACGAAAACACCAATCCTCCAGATGGATACATATATAGAGAGTATTCAGATATACATGGCAGGATTGGAGCATTCGTAAAGTGAAATGGTATTATGATGGTGTAGAGTTCACCAGTGAAATGATTGAAGATTATATTGGATACGTTTACTGTATCACTGACCTCAAAAATAACAAAAAGTATATAGGCAAAAAGCTATTCAGATCGACAAGGCGACTTGCGCCTCTCAAGGGCAAGACAAGAAAGCGCACTGTCATAAAGGAATCTGATTGGCAAGATTACTTCGGTTCATCGGAAGAAGTCAAACTTCTCGTAAGCGAACTAGGCAGCGACAACTTCAAAAGAGAGATACTCCACCTGTGTAACACGAAAGGTGAGTTGTCTTACATGGAGTTGAAGGAACAGATGCTGCGCGAAGTCCTGTTGAATGATGACTACTACAACGGCATCATCCAAGTCCGTATCCACAAAAGTCATCTCAAATCTTTGAGGGACAGTTATCGAAATGCCAACGACTCATAACGAAATCTGCCCCTTCCTTTGAGCAATGAGGACATTTAACGATAGGTCTTTTCTTGCCAGTCCAAGCCTGTTTTACTCTATTCTTAGCAGCTTCGGATTTCTTTTTGTTACACCCGATAACTCTGCCTTTATTTGTTTCTGAAATTTTTCTTTTGGTTTCGTCTGATCTAGGCACACCCTTTAGTGGTGATGGCACAGAGTTAGGTCCAATTTTTACGCCAAGTCTTGATTCGCTCATTCTTTTTTTGTCCTCTTCCGACCACAACTTATAGCCAGACTTCCTATTACCTTCGCCGCCCTCTGTCATGTTGCGAAGAATGCCCGTCCCTAAATCTTTTCTGCCGTATTTGAGTATAAGACTTTTCTCTAAATCGAATGCTGCTTCTTCGGATAGGTTCTCATGAAGTATGATTATTTGTGATTCTTCTTTAGGAAGTAAGTTCGAATTGTTTTTTCTTTTATGAGGAGCAAATGCTCTACGATCTTTGCCTTTACCTATGTAGTATGGAGTGCCGTCTTTACGGACGTAAGCGTAAACGTAATAAATAGTATTGCTGGACATTAAAGCCTCCCTTGGTTTGTCTAGAGTAGTTGGATGTTGGCGCATCGTGAACTACACTTTTATTTATAAAAATCAATTTTTCTCTTGACAAACCACAACGAATCATGTATGTTGTAAGAGTAGCTAGAACATAGGATGATAAGCCGTGAGCGAATTTTACTTTACAGGCAAAGACTTGATAGAGATGGGTATCGCTCCAGGTCCAAACTTCGGAAAGATACTCAAGCACTTGAATCTAGCATTTCAAAACATCAAAGACTTGGATGAAGCAGAAGCGGATTTGATCCTGATGGAAATTTTGAGTTCATATAAGCAGATGGAAGCAGACGCTGAGGCTGCGCGAACCGCGCGCCGTATGCCTATGTTGACGCGGGATACCGCAGTGTCTGTGATCTACAACATCATTCCGCAAGGCGAAGATGAAGTAGCAAATGTCGAAAGTGTCCGTGAAACCATGGAACAGTTAGTGTTGACGCCTACTGTAGTCGGTGCTGCTGTCATGCCAGACGCTTGTCCTGCTGGTTCGATTCCAGTTGGTGGTGTTGCTGGTGCAAAGA